GTCACGTTCCATATTCCCGTCACACCGCTGCCCTGCGCCTGTCGTTCTGGGGTGATGTCGCTCACAAATAAATTAGGGTTGGGGAATAGGATCGGGCAGTCCCGACTTCCCACATTCTCAATGATCTGATCCAGGTCACGGATATTGATGTTGCCATTGGTGCTGTCATCAATGGTCAATCCGGCTATACTATTCGCAATCGTGACCGCACTCAGGCTCATGTCCGTCTCCGGTAGACATTGATGATGCCCATCGAAAAATTGGACACATCACGCGGCGTGATAAGCACACCCGCATTCGTGACCCGTGCTATGCTGTCCAGGTTCTCGCCCTTCTTGCGGTGATAGGCCGATTTGGCAATTTCATACACTGCCATTTCAATATCTTTGGGCACAGACGAGCTGTAACCCCAGTCACAGTTCAAGGTAATCACCTGCTCATAATTGCTGTCGCTGTCTCCTTCCCAGATCACCGTGGAGCTTTCCTTTAGTTTGATGGCATATTTGGGCGTTTTATTGGCCGGGAGCATATTGTACTCATCAGATGAGATGGATGTTCCGTCTCCATTGGTGATGCTGTTTACGGCGATAAAATCATCCTCAATCCGCAGTATGCGCCCGGAGGGCACGCCAAAATTGCGGTCTTCCGTGGTGGTGTAGAATTGGCGCCCCGTCTGCTGGTCAACGTAGCGACAGGCAGCCTCGATGATGATCTCAATGATGCCATCATCATCTGTGTCTATCCCTGCTTGGGGAATAGCATATTCCTTGAAATTCGCCAGCGTCACATAGCCATTGGTAATCGCCATGAATTATCCTTTTCAAATCCCAGCTTGACCAGCCATCCCGGGTCATTATCCTTGAAACACTCAACCACATCGGGTGTAAACTCACCCTTCCACGTCTCCGTCTTGCCCTTTCTGAAAGTGGTCGTGCTCCGGAAGCTCAGCGCCTCGCTCATTTCTTGATATACAACGTGCAGCCGCCAGTTTTGGCATTTCCCCCGTTGGACACGACAAGCCGCGGCGCTCCAGTTACAAAAAATGGTTCGTAAATCTCATTGACCCCGTCATAGGTGACATCTGCGCCAACATTGTCCTGTGATGGAGTTCGGGGATAATACCAGGCATCATTATCGGCATTGGTAAGCGTGAGTGCGGTCAGCGCCACGCCGGATGCTCTATTCTGAAAAGAAATCACAGCATCAACACCAACTGCAAAGTCCCCATCATTCCACTCCACGGCAACCAACTTCCCGATCACAGACCTGGGAGCGTTCACCGTCAAATCGCCGGCGGCGTCTGTCGTGCCTTCCAAGCGGATATCAACATAATCGCTCATTCTTCTTCTCCTTCAAATGGATACCACTCGCGTAGCCCTTCCAGTCTGGCCGGTCCCACTCCATGAACATCTAAAATCTGTTCATCGGTGAGGAAAACGATTTCCCCTGTGCTTTCCAGATCATAAGTGTCCTGTACATCGAGGGCACCGTCTGGAAGCTCAAAGCTGGATTCGGGTTCACCATCTGGTTCGGCATCCACAATGGACTTGACTTCCACAATAGTGCCACGTTCAATCAGGTAAGATGTGTTCACTAGCTGGTCGCGTTCGACCTCGTCACCTTTCTGAAAGAACCGCTCGCCTGTGGCCCAGCCGCGATAGTCCTCTGTAAAGTAAAACATTACTCGCTCTCCTTTTCGGCAACCTGCACCTGGGCATCGTCCAACACATCCCCCAGGTCAGGGGAAGGGCCTTCGTGACCCTTCCCTTTTTCAAGCAGTTCTTCCAGAATCTGCACTGCGCCACGCGTCATCACAAGCTGCTCTTCAAAATAAGCCTCTTGTTTGCGCATTTCATTCAGCAGGGATTCCGCTTTTTCTCTCATTATATGGCATTCAGGAGCGGGAGGTATTTCACGCCCACGCCTTCGATGTTCACTGCAAGTCCAGCATACGCGATGCCGCCACCTTCATTTGTGTCAATAAAGGCAGTTGCCGCCGGAGCAGGTGCATCAAGGCTCAGGAAGTTTCCTACCGTTCCCTTACCTGTGGCATCACCACCCACAACGCCCCGGAAAAGGGCATGTGAGGTTGTACCACTGATGTCCGAACTGGAACCGTCCGCGTAGATTTCCGCCTGCACGGCGGCGTATGTTCCCCCGGTCATGGCTGTATCAGGAATATGCAAAGTTCCGCGCATCCCGATTCCCTGACCGGTTACAGATCCGCTGTTATTAAAGTTAAGACTGATGTGCGCACCGTGAGCGGTAGAAGCCGCCACATCCTCCACGGTTGTGAAGGAGCGTAGGCTTTCCCCACTGTTGCCCGCACCTGTGATATAGAGGCGGTTGTAGATCGCACGGTTATCCCCGGAGGTTGCCGAGGATTCACAGCGAAATTCAAAAAACTTGACATTGGCTGAGCCAGAAGACACACGGTTTGAATTGGTGCCCGCTGAGAGCAGATAGCCATTGCCATACTGGTTGCCCAGTTTGTATCCTTTGCCACCCTGTCGAAAAATGTAGGTTCCCATTTGTTCTCCTTTGCCTACGATGGGGGGTGGGATACCCCCCATCTTCAGGCTGTCTTATCAGAGTTTAGCCGCCTACGATCAGACGGTGATGTTGTAGCTGATGGCCGCTGCTTCGGTGTCGCGTTGGGTCAGACCCAGTCGCATCAACGCCACGATTTCCGTGGTATCCGCACGGGCAATCCGCGTGGTTTCCATCGTCATCCGGCGTCTGTATCCAAGCAGCCATTGATCCCAGCGCACCCCAAGAATGGACCCTGTGGTGTTATTGGCTGTGGTGTCCTGGTCAACCTTGCCGCTGGTGTTCGCCAGCCGGTCCGAGCTTTTGTAGTGCATGAACCAGGAGGGGTTGAGGCTGACGCCATACAGAGAGGTCAGCTCGCCGTCTTCAAGCACGGGCTGTACTCTGACGTCCTTGGTTTTCACTTCTTCAAGCTCAAAGGACTTCCAGTAGGTGTTGGGGTCCACGATGAAGCCGATTTTGGATTTGTCCTGGGCATTCAGTCCTGCGGTGCCCATGAGCTTCAGAGTTTCTAGATAGTCCTCGACCACCAGTGCGCCCCCGTCACGGGAGTTTGCCGTGGTCGTGACCAGCGGTGATTTGCGGAAGCCGTTAAACAGCAGGTACAATTCGGTTCCGCCCTGCGCGCTGGCGTTGCCAATGTCATTGATGTTGGTGGTAGCCGTGGTGGCTATATCACCGTCAATGATGGCATGTTCCAGCTGTTCGGCACCCGCCTTTTCAAGCTGGCTGCGGAGCTGGGAGACGAAAGGAATCAGACTATCCTCTTCCATTTCGCCGGACCATAGCACCCTTGCACCCATCTTGCTCAGGCTGATGGTCGAACTGTCCGTGCCCACCTTTGAGCTGGTGATGGTCGCGTTTGGCCATCCAGAAGTTGCTGTATCTGTTGCTTCTGCCACCTTGTAGAAGGTGGGATCGCCGCTTTCCAGCGGGATTGACAGGCTTTCATGCCCGGGCGGAATCTCCACGGAGGGGAGATTGGAGGCCACGAAGGTATTGGCACGGATGGCTTCCCAGATAGCCTGGGAGTATGCCACGCCTACCCATTCATCACCGTAGCTGGTGAGGTCCTGCTGCATGATCTCATCAGCCTTGATAGCTTCACCTTCCGGCATGGCGGCTTTGAGGGCATTATTGCCCACAATCCCCAGCCTGCGGGTGCTGATATCCTCGGATTTGGTGGCTTCCTGGAGCTTGATCGCCAGCGCCTTGATTGCTTCTTCACTGGCCCGGCGGTGTTTGATGCCGCTTCCGCCGTCGGTGGCGTTCAACACACCTACCAACACGGCCTGGTCTTCGGGGGAGAGATTGTCGTACTTCGCCAATTCCCCGAATTGTGCCAGATATGGCGCGCCGTCAGAGTCTTCAGGCAGGCGCCGCGCTTTGGTGGCTTGCTTTTCAAGCTCTTCCTCTTTTTCTTTCTGCTCCTTTTCCCATTTCTCGCGGGCAGTCTTGATGGCTTCTTCTTTGGCCTGTTCAAGCTCTTCCTGACGCTCGCGTTCGGCTTCTTGCTCAGCCTTGATGCGCTCACGTTCCTCGCGCTTGGCCTCTTCAATTAGTCGTTGTTTTTCTTTCTCATCCATTTTGAATGCTCCTTGTGATTTGTATGTCTTATCCTGTTGGCGGTCATCATCTTTCTTTCCCGGTTCAGCCGTGGTATCTCCACGCTCCGCCTCACCCTCTGGAAAATCCAGACCTGCCGCCTTGTAGATGGTTTTCATTTGTGGTAGGGCAACCGCATATCGGTTCGCTGGCTGCCTATTTTCTGCAAAATCCCATAATGACAATTCGTTGATAGCCCATTCCCTAATCCGCCCATCGTTTTCAACCCGCACCAAATGGGGCAATGATCCGCTGGATGCGACCGCGCCGCCCACCTTCTCTTTAGCAGCCTGCCATACACGGTGGGCAAAATCCTTGGCCTTGTCAAGCACGACCTTATACCATATGCCGTCGGGGCGGACTTCCCGATCTATCGCTTTCCCAATGTATTGTGGTTCTCCCATCGGTTTCCCATCAGGGCTAAAGCCGTGATAATAAACCACGGGGGGAAGACCATATTTATCATCGTGAAACTTCGTCTGCGGTGTAAAGTATTCGCCCTGGCTGTCTTTGTCATCTGGAGCGCCAAAGGGGGCTGCAAGCACCTCAAGTGTCCACTCATCCCCATCCAGCACGGCTTTGACATAGGCGTGCTTCATGCGTTTTTCGCTATCATTTTCCGTATGTTCTTTCCATCGCGATTGACAGAATGCAAACCGCTGATCCTCATCCGGGAAATCATTGACAGATTCCCCATCAGACATACAACGCTCCAGCCATTCCTCTTTGCTTTCATCTTCTTTCGGTTTGGGCATATTCCCTCACATAACGTAAAAACGCCACCGCAAGCGGGAAAAAGTGCCGCTCAATCGGTGGCGCGCCTCACTTCGTGTGCAAAGCCAGGGGGGCCGTTATTTATCCTTCATTTATTGTAGCACAAAAATTATAGTATCAAACTGCAATTCAGTCTTCTATTTTCTCCATCCGGTTCAATTCACGTTCAATAGCCGATACAATCAGCAGCAATCCGCGCCGGAGGGCAATCAAGAATTCCTTACTCATTTGAGCCCAACCCTCCGCAGTGCATGGTTGATGGCTTTTTCATAAATACGCTTGATGTTATTCAATTTGGCGCGGGCCATTAGATGTAATTTTCGCCAACCTTTTTGGTGCATATGAAG